GAGGCAATGGTCGAGTATCGACCGGAGCATGAACGGCTGCTGTACACCTTGGGCCTTGCCGGATCAGCCTTTAAGAAAATCTACTTTGACCCCTCGCTTAACCGCCAAGTAGCGGTGTTTGTACCGGCTGAAGATGTGGTTGTGCCCTACGGGGCGTCAAACATTGAGAGCGCGGAGCGCGTTACGCATGTGATGCGTAAGACCAAGAATGAGCTTCGCAAGCTGCAAGTCGCTGGGTTCTACAGAGATGTTGAGCTTGGTGAGCCACAAAAAGTTCTCGATGATATCGAGAAACGTAAGGCCGAGGAGCAAGGGTATAGCGCCACTGAGGATGACCGGTACCGTGTGCTAGAGATGCACGTTAACTTGGACTTGGAAGGCCATGAAGATACTGATGAGGCTGGGGAAGAAACGGGAATCGCCCTCCCTTATATCGTTACGATTGAGAAAGGCACTGGAGAGGTACTGGCGGTACGAAGAAACTACCTTGAAGAAGACCCCCAGAAGCTCAAGCGCCAGCACTTCGTCCACTATACGTATATTCCGGGCTTTGGCTTTTACGGCCTTGGTCTTATTCATATCGTGGGTGGCTACGCTCGCGCTGGTACATCTATTCTTCGTCAGCTTGTCGATGCCGGGACTCTTTCCAATCTGCCCGGCGGTCTTAAATCTCGGGGTCTGCGTGTAAAGGGTGACGATACACCCATCGCTCCGGGCGAGTTCCGTGATGTGGATGTGCCGAGCGGCAGCATCCGAGACAACATTCTGCCCCTGCCATATAAAGAACCGAGTCAGGTTCTGAGCGGCTTGCTTGGGATTATTGTTGAAGACGGTCGCAGACTTGCGTCAATTGCGGACCTTAAAGTCTCCGATATGTCGGCACAAGCGCCCGTCGGGACAACGATGGCAATCCTTGAGCGCATGCTCAAAGTCATGAGTGCCGTCCAAGCTCGCGTTCATTTCACGCTCAAACAGGAGTTCAAGCTCCTTAAGGGCATCGTACGCGACTATGCCGACGACGCTTATACATACGAGGTAGACGGCAAAAAAGGCCGCGCAGCTAAAAAGGAAGATTTCGAGCATGTTGAGATTATTCCTGTCAGCGACCCTAACGCCGCGACGATGGGACAACGCATCGTTCAGTATCAGGCAGTGATGCAGTTGGCGCAAGGTGCGCCTCAGATTTATGACCTCCCGATGCTGCACCGCCAGATGCTTGAGGTTATTGGCATCAAGAACGCTAATAAGTTGATCCCGATGGAAGAGGATCAGACGCCCAAAGATCCGGTTAGCGAGAACATGTTCCTGCTGAAGGGCAAGCCGGCTAAGGCGTTTATGTATCAGGACCACGATGCCCATATCGCAGTCCACCAAGCGATGTCGCAAGACCCGATGATCCAGCAAATGATGCAGCAGAACCCCGCTGCACAACAGACGATGGCGGCTATTCAAGCGCACATGATGGATCACTTGGCGTTTAAGTATCGCAAGGACATCGAGAAACAACTCGGCGTGTCGCTGCCTCCGATGGAAGACGAAGCCAAAGAGGGCGAAGAAGATCAGCGTATGACGCCTGAGATGGAGGTTCAAGTCTCTCAACTTAGCGCGATGGCTGCACAACAACTCCTCCAGTCGCATATTGCACAAGCTCAAGCCCAGCAAGCCGCTGAACAGGCCCAAGATCCGATCATCCAAATGCAGCAGCAGGAGCTTCAACTGAAGGCGCAGGACTCCCAGCGCAAGATGATGGAGAGCCAAGCCAAGATGCAACTTGACCAACAGAAGCTGGCTCTGGAGCTTAAAAAGGCTGGCATGCAGGAGCGCCAGACAAACATCAAGACTATGGTTGATGCGGTCAAAAGGTCCGGTGGCGGACGCTGATGGAAGAAAAGATCCTCAAACATCTCCTCGCCCAGTTCGGTGAGGAGATTGCAACTAACACCTCTGCATTGCAGCAGGGTGCGCCCAAGACGTTTGAAGAATATAAGTATCTGTGCGGGGTGATTCGGGGTCTAAGCCTTGCGCAGTCTCATGTAACCGACCTCATGCGAAGACTGGAGCATTTTGATGAGTGAAGAAAAAACCGCAGCAACCCAACTACCCCAACCTCAAGGGTACAAACTGCTGTGTGCGGTGCCGGAAGTAGAAGATAAGTTTGAGTCTGGAATCCTTAAAGCGGACTCTTCAGTGAGGGTTGAAGAGCATAGTACGGTGGTTCTCTTCGTCATTAAGGCCGGTGACATGGCTTATAAGGACGCCGACAAGTTTCCGACTGGAGCATGGTGTAAGGAGGGTGATTTCGTTATTACCCGTGCTTATGCTGGCACCCGTCTGAAGATTCATGGTCGGGAGTTTCGGCTTATTAACGACGATATGGTCGAGGCCGTTGTTGAAGATCCCCGTGGCATTACCCGCGCTGGTTAAGGAGACTTAAATGAGCGAGCAAGTTGAGTTTGAGTTTCCTGATGAGAAGGAAGCTAAGGCTGCTGATACTGAGAAAGAGGTCAGCAACGAGGTAGAAGTTGAGGTTGTAGACGATACCCCTGAGAAAGACCGGGGCCGTGAGGCGTCTGAACCCCCCTCGGAAGTTACCGAGGATGAGCTTGAGAACTACTCGGACAAGGTAAAGAAGCGTATTCAGCACCTGTCCAAGGGCTACCACGATGAGCGTCGGGCTAAAGAAGCCGCTGCTCGGGAGAAAGAAGAGGCTCTTCGGTTTGCCCAGCAGGTATACGAGGAGAACAAGAAGCTTAAAACCTATGCCAACCAGTCTAATAGGACCGCTACAGAGGCGAATAAATCCGCTGCTGAAGCCGAGTTGGCGCAGGCTAGAGCCAAGTTTAAGAAAGCATATGAAGACGGCGATGCCGATCTTTTAGCTACGGCGCAGGAAGAAATTGCTGACGCTAAGATTAAACTTACTCGCGTTCAAGACAAACTTGTTGAGATTCCTGACGAAGAAACTTTACAACAGGAAAATAAACGAGTATATAGTGAACCAGAACCCGCCCAGTACAGGCCGGACCCAAAAGCACAAGCGTGGCAACGCCAAAACTCTTGGTTCGGATCTGACGAAGAAATGACCAGCTTCGCTCTGGGGGTGCATGAGAAATTGGTTAAGCAGGGTGTCGATGCAGAATCGGATGAATATTACGAGAAGCTGAACCGGAGAATCCGGCAAGTGTTTCCCGAAGCGTTCGGAGATGATGTGATCGAAGAAGAAAAGCCCGTAAAAAAGGCTAAACCTGCAAACGTGGTGGCACCAGCAACGCGAAGCACAGCGCCCAAGAAAATCGTGCTGACGCAGACACAGGTGGCATTTGCGAAACGGCTCGGAGTCCCGTTAGAAGACTACGCGAAAGAAGTTGCTAAACAAATGGGTAGAGATAATGGCTGAGAACCGCACTGAACGTAACCTCATTAACCGCGAAGCTGAAACTCGCGCGCGCACTGTTCGTCAGTGGCAACCTGCCGCAACCCTCCCCGATCCGGCCCCACAGCCGGGATATGTTTTCCGCTGGATTCGCACCGCTATTCTTGGTCAGGCTGACCCGACTAATATGTCTGGAAAGCTGCGGGAAGGATGGGAGCCGGTTCGTGCGGAAGACCACCCCGAAATGATGCTCACTGCAACGCCTTCGGGTAATCTGGAAATCGGCGGTTTGGTCCTGTGCAAAGCTCCCGAGGAGCTTATGGATCAACGCAATGCGTATTACAACAAGCAAAACCGCGCACAGATGGATTCGGTCAATAACACGCTTTTCCGTGAAAATGACCCGCGTATGCCTCTGTTCAAGGATCACAAGTCCGAGACTTCGCGCAGTGCTTTTGGTTCAGGTTCATCTAAACTTTAATCTTTGGAGGCCATAAATGGCTGCTGTAGCTTCCCCTTACGGGCTGCGTCCGCTAAATCTGATTGGCGGTCAGCCTTACAATGGTGGGGTTATCCGTGAATACACGTTTGGTACTACTAACAATACCAACGCAGTTTTTAACGGTGACCTCGTTGTTCTGAGCGCGGGCATCCCCGCCGCTGTCTCTGCTACGCCTACTGCCGGTACTACTGCTGGTATCGTTGGTGTTTGCGTGGGTGCTAGCTTCGTTACGCCCGCGATCATGAAGCAGCAGATGTTTGCTCAGTATCTGCCCGCAGGTGCTTACACCGCTGGTTATCGTGACGTTGCTGTGCGTGTGATGGACGATCCGGACGCTCTGTTCCAGATCCAAGGCACCGCTGCACTGGGCACGTTTAACTCGGGCACGAACGGCTCTGGCTGGCGCGGCGCTATCGGTAAGAACACTACGCTTACCTTTACCACTGCTGGTTCGACCACTACCGGTAACTCGGGTGTTGCGCTTACCGTTGGTACTGACGGCGCTACTATCGCTTCTAACAGTGCGACGGCTGCTATTCGCATCGTTGATGTGGTTCGTGGTACCGAGTCGGACGCTTTCCCTGAGTTCATCGTCAAGTTTAATCAGGGTGTTCATTCGTACTACTTTGCGACCGGCGTTGCGTAAGGGATAATTTAAAATGGCAATCTCACGTTCCCAACTACTCAAGGAACTGCTCCCCGGCCTGAACGCACTGTTCGGCATGGAGTACAACCGCTACGGCGAAGAACACAAGGAAATCTAC